CGTCCAGCCGGCCATTTCTTCCGGTTCTACACCCATCAGGTAGGCGACCATGTCGCCCAGGTCGTCACCGTAGAGGGCGTAGGCTTCCGCCCAGGCCATGATGTTCATGGCCTTGAGCTTTTCCAGCTCCAGCGCGCCGGATTTGAGCGCCTGGAGGATGGGCAGCGCGGCGCGGATGGCGGGCTGCAGCTGGCGCATGGTGACGGGATGGAGGGTGAGGGTTTTGCCGTTGACGGTGATTTCGACGGGGGTGGGGATGAGGGTTTCGAGATTAGTGTTCATTTTGTAATATTCCTCGGGAAGCTGGTTGCGTTCAAATTCGGAAATGTAGCTGGCAAAACAGTGCATCGGGTCAAACCAGAGCAGGGTGTCTACGGCGATCCGGGCAGCGTTCCAGCGGTGGCTTGTTTTTCCGTTTCGCCAGCAGGCGGCGCTGATTGTTTCGTCGGCCATGCCGCCGAAGAGAGTTCCGATCAGTTGGTCGAAGGCGATCAGGATTTGGATCAAAACGTCACCGGCCACCCGGCGCTAAAATCGTACAGGTCCGGTCTGCCCGCCGCCCTCATTGCCGTATCGTGCGCCGCGGCCACCGCGAACACCGTGGCATCCATCACTGCCACAGCCTGAAGCACTCCGCTGGCAAGCGCCGGAGTGGTGGTGATGATCGAGCCATCCCGCGTGATCCATTCAATCGCCGGGAGGTCCGCGCCCATCATCATCATCCCCAGCCATTGGGTGCGGGAGAATGTGTCGGAATGTATCCACTTCCCGGACACAAGTACACCGTTGAATTTTCTACGGTTGCGCTCGGCTTTTATCTCTTGCCACTTCGAATCAGCGGCGGCAATTCTGTTCCGTTCCGCCGCAGCCGCATCGAGATCGTTCACCCGCCATTTGTATTTCCATACCCCTCCTACCTGTTCCGCCCCGTCACGCTGACAGGTCTGCGTGATCGGGTTATAGTCCGGCGGTGGTGTATCGGTCAGCGCCACAATGAGGAACCGGGAAGCCTCTTCTGGCGTCAATGCCGATGGTTTGCATTTGTGAGCGTAACCGAACTCGATAACCTCGTCGGGTAGATCGCGGAGCCAGGCTCCCTCTAAATTTAATTGGCAGAATTGCATTTGTAGACCCATCACAAATTGGTGAACGACTGGAGATTTGTAGTCAACGAGGTAGCAAGCGAATTTTGTACCGTAAACGTGGCGCCATTGTCAGAATATTCGAGGACGAACGTTGCTGGTTGTTCATACCCAGAGCCATACTTGCTCTGTATCTGCATGGAGTGGATATCCGCATTGGCGCCTAGATCAACCATGAGCCATGCGGGGGTTAACATGACAGAATTGTTATGCCAGAACGTTTGGGATAGGCCATCGACAGCAGCTTCCGCGTCATAAGAGGGACCCGCAGACGATGAGGCTGTGGCTGTTTTTCCCAGCGCCAGGTCTACCCCTGTCGCATCTGGTGACGCAAAAAGGCTGATCGAGCTTAGACTAGCTTGGTAATCCCCATCTAAATACCAGCAGTCCGATGTTGCCCGGAAGCGCCAGTACCGGTGCCCGGTGGGCGGCGCTGCGGTCACCCCGTAGGTCGCCAATAAGGCGAGGATCATGTCAGCCCAACCGATCCGCTGATCTGCCATTCGTCGCCCATCCAGATCAGCACGCATGAGCTATCGGCTGCCAATGTGCGGTTGCCGGTCACCCCGCCGCTCACCCAGCGCAATGTCTGGGTGGTCGCTGCAATGGTAATAGCCCCTGCGCCGTGCTGGTTGATGATCGCTATTGCAGCGCCTGCTGCGAGCGGGACACTGGCCTGGCTGGCGATGGTGTACACCCTGGCCGCCGTATCGGCGGTGGGGTGAAGCAGCATCGTATCCACAACGAAATCCGCGGCGGTAGTGGTGTATGCCGTACTTTTTGAGTTGACCGAAAACCCTTTGCTCCCGCTACCTGGAGATCCCGGCGGGCCCGGCGGGCCCGGCGGGCCCTGCGAGGCGACGTCCAGCACCTCGATCTCGCCGTTTACCACCAATATTTCCATCAGCGGATGACCCACTTCCCTCGTGCCAGGAAGCGAATTTCACCGGCTAATGTCACGCTCAAGCGATAGCTGTATTCGCCCGGAGGCATGGCGGCATAAAGCGCATGGGCGGTCTGGACGCAGATGGCGCCGTCCGCGCCCAGGGGGAGTATCCCGCCATTATCCGTCGACAGAACCACTTCCGCGCCGAGCCGGTCGTTAATCGAAAACAGTGCCGCGCCACCGGTCAGGTCGACCGGAGGGAGACCCCTGCCCTGGCGGTAAACCAATCGCCAAGGGCGCGTTTCGCCGTGGTCGGAGATGATATCTTTGCGCGCGGCGGTCATGGGTTAAATCTGCACGATACGGCCAAACTGCCCCAGCACCGGGTCGCCCGCCTTGAGCGCATCGATCATGACCGAACCGCTCAAGTCGAAGCTGGCAGCGGCTTCTCCGATCATGGCCAGCTCCTTGAGCGGATCCACGGCAACGCGGTAGAGCTCGATCAGCACCGCCTTGTTGCTGTCGGCGATGTTCAGCCCCTCGAAACGCACGAAGCGCTCGGGCAGTGGCTGGGTCAGCATGTTGATGGTGGTAACGGCGCCCCGGCTGTAGTCTGCGGTGAAGGGCTGGACGTAGGTACCGGCGTTGAGGATGCGCACTGAGCCGTGATCGGCGTTAAGCTCGTAGTCCGTGCCCGCCACCAGGGTGGCCGGGGTGGCGGCGGAATCCTTGATGACCACGCTGGTAACGGCCTGACCCTTGAGGGCGACGAAATCGCCCGCGGCCAGGCCGACAGGGAACGCCTCGGCGGTCACCGTGCCCGATGCGATCTGGCTGCTGGAGCCATACAGCACCAGGGCCAGGTTCTCCTGGCTGAAATCCTCCAGCGAGCAGCTGAAATCCGCGCTCTTGCCCTTGACGATCCGCGCATCGGTGGCGCGCTGGCCGGTGGTGCTTTCCTTGTGCTCGATCACTTCCGTTTTGAGCGAGAACTTGAGGCTGGGCACGTTGCCGACGAAGCGCAGCGCTTCCGGGTTACCGAGATTGTCGCGGCTGCCGATGAATACTTTTCCTTGTCCGACGAAATACATGGTTTTCTCCTTGGTGAAGGTAGGTCGGGCACTCTGTGCCCGACCTACCCGAAATTTGTTGGGCACAGAGTGCCCAACCTACATGTCTGTGTGCCCGACAAACCCGAAATTTGTCGGGCACAGAGTGCCCAACCTACAGTGAAGGCAGGTCGGGCACTCCGTGCCCGACAAACCCGGAATTCGCGGCTTTTGTGGGGGCGGGCTCGCCCGCGATAGCTTTCGCGGTTCCCGCCGCACCGGCTCCGATGCCAACCAGCCATTCGGCGGCGGCCTTGTCCACTTCGATCACGGCGCCGGGCGGGTAGTCGCGTCCGGCGTGGGTGTGGGGTTTAAGCAGTTTGATTTTCATAAGGTGGCTCCATTGGTGACGAACCGGGTTTCAAAAGCCAGCGGGAAGTAACCGAAGCCCGCGTTAAAGCCGGGTTTTGGCGCGTTAACTCGCCGCATCGGGATGAATCCCGGTCCGGGCATCCAGCCGGATAGCGCCCGGATGACGCCGGTTATCAAAGGGCCGGCCTCTTCCCTGGCGTCCGATCCGCCGCGCGTGTCGCGCGCGGTGCGCACTGCCACCACGACCATCCAGGTCTGCGCCACCATCTGGGCGGAGCCCTGGCCGGCGTTGTTGCCGGAGGGCAGCGTGTCGCCCTGGTAGATCACATGAGCGGCAGGCGTCGGCTGGCCCGATTCCTGCATCGCGGCCAGATCGGCCATGCCGGGCACGGCGCGGAATTCCGGCACGGCGCTTTTAAGCCGATCGATCAGCAGGGGTTCCAGGGCGAGGTGGTTCTGCATCAGTAATCCTCCAGCGAGGCGCGCGAGCAGCGCCTCGCCTCACCCGCAAAAGCCGCCACCGCGCCAGTGGCCTGCGGCACTTCGGCGGGCGGCAGGCCAAGGCTCCTCGCTCCTTTCGCCACGGCCTCCAGCCACTTGACCGCATCCTCGTAGCGTTTGCGCACCTCATTGGGCGCCTGGTCGTCATAGAGCCGGAAGCGGGTGATGTCGCATGCGATACGCGCCAGCGCCGTAGGCGTGGTTGGCAGCGGCAGGCTGTAGCGCACCGCCAGATAGCTGTCGATCTCGCTATCCGCGTCGGCGATGGGCTGTTCCAGCGCGGCGGCATCAATGGCGCCGGAGCGGTTGGAATCGGTGAGCTGCACCAGTTCATCCTCGCCGTAGCGGGCAACCAGGCCGGTCAGTGTGGCGTAGGGCATGTTATGCCGCCGTACACTCGACCAGGACGCCGGGGCGCAGACATAGCGCCAGCGGGTTGGACTGGGTGTGGATATTCGTCCCCCGGCCCATGTCGCGCGGCTCTTGCTTGGCGTAATAGACCTGGCCCAGGGTGTTGACGGTTTCGTTGAAGTCGGCGGGCGCGGCGTACTGGTGGAACGTGACGCCGGTGCCTTCGGGGAAGGCGTGACCCGATCCGGCGGCGATGAAGCGGCGCAGGGCCCCGCCGCTGTCGGTGGCCTCGCCCGCGTATTCCTCGAAGGTCAGGCCGCCGAAGTCGAAGCCGGTGCGCATGTCCCCGCCCAGGCGGTTCTGCGCTTCCTGCCAGTTGGCGAAGGCTTTTTCCACGTTGGCGTGGCTGGTCAGGGCGTCGAAGAATTCCTCGCTCACCAGGACCCGAACGCTCTTCATCAGCTCTCCCATCAGGTTCTTCTGGATGTGCCGTTTGACTGCCAGGCACTTGGCCTTGACGTCGGTGGTGGCGGTGCCCAGCGCGAAATTAACGGTTTTCTTGGTGATGCCGAACTCGCTGTACAGGTCGTAGATCATGGAGCCGTCGGCGTCCAGAATCTGCCCCTTGAGCGCGCCCATGCGGTGCCATTCGTGGGTGATATCGTGCTTGTTTTTCATGGTCTGGAGGCGATCGTTGACGATGCTGGACACGGTCTCCAGTTCGGTTTCGGAACCGAAGGCGCGGATACCGGCCACGTCGCCGGGCAGGACGATGTCATCGTGCGGGATGTGCGGCACCACGAAGCTGCGCACGGTGCGCGCGCCGTGATCGTCTACCGTGCCGGGAGAGCCTAGCGGCTTGCTTTGCAGCAGGTTGAGGGTGCCGTGCTTCTCTTCGATGATGACCGAGCGCGCCGTGATCGGTTTGACCGCGAACAGGCCCATCTCGCCGACCCGGCCATAAAGGTTGGGCAGGATGTTGATGGAGGCGGTGAGGTTGGCCATGTTGAAGGCCGGATCGTTAAAAATGTCTTGCATGTCTTTCTCCTTGAGAATGTTTTTTGTGGGAGCGGGCTTAAGCGGCGTCGCGCGCCACGATGCCCTTGGCTTCCAGGGTGGCCAGCGCGGCCAGAATCTGCGGTGCGGTGGTGCCGG